TCAACTCCCAATTGGCGACAGACCGCTGCCAGGATTTGAGGGAGGGTCGCTTTTCGCAGGTGCAGCTCCACTTCCCGCTCCAGCAGCTCCGGCTCCGTGATCAGGTTGATTTCCCACCTGTCGGCGATCCACGCCAAGAGGAACCGGAACTGAAGGCCCCGGCACTCCAGGTCCTCCCGCTCCTGCTGGGCCGTTGCGATCGACCTGGGGGCCGGTATCTGCAACTCCTGATAGAGCTTCGGAAACAACGCGGGTTTTGACTGGTACCCGCTTGGGTTTGGCTGCGGTGGCGAGATTCTCCGTAGCGGATTTAGGCAGCCCCCCGAGCTTAAGGTGCTCACCGTTATCCAGCACAAAAAGCTGAGTCTTGCGATCGAACGACGTGACGGACCGACCTTTGAGCAAGCCATCGGGAATCGTCTCCCCTTTCTTGAAGCGGGATCCATCCCGCAGAATGATTTCCTCGCCGACCATTCCGACCACTTCGGATGATCGCTTGTAAGCCTCTTCATACTGCTGGAGAGCGGCTTCCAGCTCGTCGATCACCGGCCCCTTCGCCTGGTCGGGAACGGCCCTGGAATTCCTGACCGCCGACCTGGCCTGCTGCATGGCAGTCGCCGCCCGGCGCGCGTCCAGAAACTCCTCATAGCCAGGTGCGGGAGTCGGTTCCGGATCCTTCGGCTTCCCCTGCCCTCTCGATGGATCGAACGGCTTCATCAGCGGAGCCTTTGCGACGGCCGCTGCCGGCTTCTTCTCGCTCGGGCTCAGCGCCGCCATGAAGCTCGTAAAGATCCATTGCCAGCCGCCGAAGATCATCCAGACCGTGAACGTCACCACTCCGAACCGCCACATGATCTGTTTCGGGTTCTGCAGGAAGAACCACAGCAGGAATCGCGGCCAGGTCATCCGCTCGTATTCCATCTTCGGCCGGCCGAGCGCCTCGCCGCCGAGGTTGGGATTAGAGAAGGAGTCATAGAGAGCGAAGATCTCGGGGCGGCGGACGTAGGCGGTTTCGAGGGTGGTTTCGAACTTCTTCGATCCCACGTTTTTCATCTCGGTGGCGATCGTCATCGGGACGTACCGGCCCCGGAGCTTGGCCCACAACTGGTACCAGTAGTGCCACTCGATGTTGAACCACGAGTCACGCCGGCTCTCGTCGGTCTCAATGACGATCTTTCGTTCGCACTCTTCTTTGAACTCCCGAGGCAGCTTGTTTTCGGCCTGAGTCATGAACTCAATCGAGCCGTGAAGGTGCCGCAGCTCCCCGATCCAGACTTGCCACTTGCGAGCCCATTCCTTCTCGTGCTGCGACGAGACGAAGCGGTGGGCCTCGTCGATGATGATGTGCCCGGCGATCGGGTGCGGGAAGTAGTCCCACGGCCCCTCCTGCTCCTGCTCCCACTTCTTCAGGACCTCCGGCGGAATGAGGTAGATCCGATTGAGGATCTCGGCCGGATCGGAACCGAACGTCTTGCGGCAGTATTCGGCGATCGCCGCCGGCTTCAGCGGGAGATTCGTATAGAGCTTCCCCGCCTCGTGCGGCAGGAACTTGTCGACGAGGTAGCACACCCGGGAATACGTCTTCCCGGATCCCGCCACCCCGATCGTCGTCGTCATGATCGGACGCCACGCCATCAGCTAACCCTTCCTTCCATGATGCGAACGGCATCGCGGCGGACCTCCCGCGCGACCCAGCAAGAGAGCAGCTCGGCGAACGGCTGCGGAGCCACCACACAGACCGAAAACACCCTTCCCCACCGCTCCGAAGGCCGATCGAGCAGCAGGAAACGGTATTCCGCCCACTCCGGCCGGGCGGCAATCGCCCGAGCGAGGCGACGGAACGCCAGGCGGTAGGAATCGACGCGCGTCGATTCGCGACCAACGGAAACGACGCGCGTACAAGATCCCATCTCACAGACTCGGAATAAGGGCGATGATCCAGCGAACCACAGCCAGGCCCGACTCCACGCCGAGCCAGATCGTCGTGAGACTGATCCACAGCCCAAACGGGAAGATTTCGGCGAAGAAGCCGGACGATTTCTCAATCCACTCAATGCCGACGCGGATGTAGCTCGTCGAGCTGGCCTTGGACTGCCAGTTCACGAACGGCACGATTTCCTCGATGTAGCCCCCGACGCCCGTCATGATCCAGCAGAACCACGAAAAGGCGAGGTCCCGAAGCCACTCGGCCGGCACGTAGACGCACCACTCGACCAGCTCCAGGAAGGTGCTCCAGATGAACCCCGTGAGATCCAGCACCCAGTCGATCCACCCGACCTGCTGCTCGGGCTTCTGAGGGACCGTCTCCGGCCGCAGCGGTTCCCCAGGGATCCCGCCGCTGAAGATCTGATCCCCCGTCTCTTGAGCGATCGCCGGGACCGCCGCAAGGACGAACAGCAAAAGCAACACGTATCGCATAGCGAACCCCTTCAGGTAGCGGACTTAAAGAAGGCGAAGATGATTGCGGTCCCATAACCCCAGATGAGGGCTATAGCGGCGCAGTTCTTTATCAAGTGGGCGAACTCAAGGAAGTCCCACTCCAAGACGTTCTCCTCGCCGTAGAAAACGCCCTCGTCCCAATCCAGCTCAATCGGCTTATATTCAAACGCTGGCATGTTCGTACTATCGAACTCCGCGAGCCGGTCCAGGTCGAGGAACGGAATCGGCAGCCGGTTCTTGTCGGTCGTTGGAGTCCCCTCCCCTGGCTCCTCCTCGGGGGGATCCTCACCGTTCCCACCGCTGGCCGGCTGGCCCCAAGAGGAGATTTTCCGGCGAGAGTCGAAGAGGTACGTAAAGATCCCACCTTCGCCGCCGGGAACGTAGTTGGCGCTCCCCGGGTCCCCGTCCCCGGTCCGGTACCCTGCCCCCACGTCGGCCCGGTCGCCCGTCAGGAACGAGTACAGCCGGTAATAGAACGAATCGAGGATCCGCGCGCAGCCGCATTGCGCGGCCTGCTCCTCCCCCTCGGCTTCCTGGCACTGGTCCTCGTCGACATCCGGGATCCCGTCGCCATCGTCGTCGTCGTCCTCGGAGTCATCCTTCCCGTCGTTGTCGTCGTCGTCGTCGCAGGCGTCCCCGAATTCATCGTTGTCGGAGTTCTTCTGCTGGGGGTTGGGAGACGCGGGGCAGTTATCGCAACCATCGGGCACCCCGTCATTGTCCCCGTCCTGCAGGTCATCGTGTTCCGGGCAGACATCGTCCACATCTCGGACGTCGTCGCAGTCGCTGTCGTCCTTGATGGTTGCGATGCAGGGGTCCTCGGAGTCGACGATCCCGTCGCAATCCGTGTCCAGGCCCCCGCTGGGAAGCACGCAGCCCCCGTACTGGCTGGGGTCGTTCTCGTCGGGAATCCCGTCATTGTCGTCGTCCGGGTCCTCCGGATCGTCCACCCCGTCATCATCATTGTCGTTCCCCGGGTCGCCGGGATTCGTGCCAGGCCCATCATCAGGCGGACCGTCCGGCTCCGGATCCTGGGGATTCGGGATCCCGTCCCCGTCGCGGTCAGGATCGTCGCCGTTCGGAATCCCGTCCCCGTCCCGGTCGGGATCCTGTCCATTCGGTACCCCGTCGTCGTCATCGTCCTGGCCAGGCCCTCCGGGGAACGGCGTACCGCCGCCATTGCCGCCGGTGCCGCTGCCGGGATCGCCGCCAGCCCCGTTCCCATTTCCGGCCGGCACGACGCAGTCGCCGCTGCCGTGAAGACCGTATTGCGTTCGACTCCCCCGCCCTTTCGGCCAGGCTGGGTTATCGACGTTGTCGGAGTACAGCTCGAACAGCTCCGCATAGATGCACATATCGCACTGCCCGCAGTCCTTGCAGGGCGCGACCGAAAACGGAGCCAACTGCCGCCACGGTGTCCCGGCCGGGGAGGTCGCCGGCCGGCCGTAGTACCTCGTGTCCCCATAAGCGTCGTTGCTGTCGAAGGCGCTTCCGTGCGTCGTGGCGGTCGCCGCCTTGACGATCCAGTCAAGCGACCTGTCTTCGCCCTGCGCGGTCGGGTGATAGCGGAGGATGATCCGGACCACGCGCAGCTCATTCGGGAGGTTGCAGGCGACATGGTCGCCCGTGACCTCAAAGCTGGAGGCCCCAAGGCACGTCACCTCGAACGGACCGACCGGCAACGCGTGATTGCCGTTGAGCTTCGCCCCGATGCACTTTTCCCACAGCAGGCACGGATCCGGAGCCTGGGCGAACGAGCTGCCCGCCAGGCTCAGGAACACCGCCGCGATCGCGAAAGGCGTCTTCGAGTTCATCGAGAATTTCGCGATGCGGAAGAGGTAGAACCCCGCCAGGACGACCAGGCATTCCACGGCCGCGATCAAGTAGAAATAGACCCCCGTCAAACGATGCTCGGTGGCCTCGGCCGCTTCCTGAATCGCGGAGAGCTTGGCGGTTTGCCCCTGGATCACCGCCACGAGCTGCGACCACTCCGGCCCCCCGCCGCCAGGTTCCTCCTCCCCCGGGTCCTCGTCGTCCCAATAGTCGGGGATGAAGCCCGGCCCAAGGTTGATGATCTCGGTCACCTCGGCATCGGTGACGACGCGATCGAAGATCCCGAGCGAGCCAATCAACCGCGTCCCCGGCCCGGCCCAGCTCCCGGCAGTACCGAGGGTGAATCCTCCCCCTCCACCGCCCGCGTGCTGGTTCGCGTTCACCGGCTGCGATCGCGACCATTTGGCCGCACTCTTGTTGAGACTCTGCGCGCCCGTGATCGGATCCCACCGGACCACAACGAGGGACCAGCTCGCCCCCAGGGTTACGCTGTTCGGGTCCGGGACCATGTAGCCCCACTGCGTTTGATTGTCAGGGCGCATCGTGCGGAGCATGAGACCGCGCACGTAGGTGTAGTCATCCCACCACTCGCCATCCGTCGGCGCCATGAACGGATACCACTGGACGGGGGAGCCCGCGGCACCAAGGACCCCGCTCACATTCGTTTCCGGACCGTACTGCCACCAAAGAACCGTGTGCGGCCCCTTCCAGAACCCGCCTGGTCGAACGATATCGAGGATCGCGGCGGGCACCGTGACCCCGCCCGTGCTGGTCGCGATGGACTTGAAGACGCGGCCCCCGACGTCCTGAACCGCGTCGGTTCCGTGCCAGGTGCATTGCTGCCCGGAGACCTGATCGAAGATCTGCCCGGAAGGCAGCTCGTCCAGGCGGACGAAGACCTTCACATCGGTCGGATATTCGGCGCGCGCCGATTTACAGCTCCCCAGGACGAGGAGGACGGCGACGACCAGGCCGAACGAGTTACGAGAGCGGGGGGCAATCCGACGCAGGAGGCGAAGGAGGAGCCGGAGCGTTAGCGGGACGCGGAACCGGCGGCGCGGGGAAAACATGGCGAAACCTTTCCGGGAAGAAAGCCCACAGGACGGCCAGCAGGCCGGCGAAGAAGACGGCAAAGCACAAGACCGCGTAAACGAAGACGCGGACGCCGTTGCAGACGTCGGCGATCGGTTCCATCAGCTCGCGCAGCCGATCGAGCTGGTGAAGAACCTGGCCCATTTGGGCCTCAAAGGCTTGCATTGGAATCCTTTCCAAACAAAAGAGGCCCCCGCCGTGAGGAGGTACGGCGAGGGCCTGGCGTGCCCGGTAGCACGTTACGAGTTACCAGCGATCCGAGACGAAGTGGAGGCCCGGCGCGTCAGGGTCGTCCTGCTCACGCCGCCAGCCTCGTTCCTCCAACTGTTCAGAGTCGCGGACCCGAGCAATCGACGGCAGCCGACGCTGTGGCGTCAGATGCTCGGCGATGTCAGCGAAGAACCGCTCACGCTGAATGTTCGTCTTCCGATCGCCGCGACCGGCCCGGTAACGCCGCCCGTTCTCACGGGTGACTTCTCCGAGGCCGGACCGCTCCCGCCACTCCTTTTCGGTGATCGCACGAATGCGAGCATCCGTCATGTTGCGGCGGCGGCGACCGCCTGGCGTGAACTGGTGTTTCTGCCGGATCTGGTCCGCTAGGAAGCCCTGCCACAGTGAGGCGGACTCCATGAGATCGGACGGGGGGAGTATCCCCTGCCGGAGGTAAACATTGATCGCCAGGCGGTTCACCTGAACTTCCATCAGCCGTGCGCGTTCGTGCGGATCGGTGGTCCGATCAAGCACGCATGCGACGGAGAAAGTAATTCAGCATCCCCTTCATCATGGACCAGCCGACGACCGCACCGATGGCGATCACACCGACCGTCCCGATGAAGCCGACCGACTTCGTCACGAGGGACTTGAAGTCGAAGAAGACCGGAAAGTCTTCGAACTCCGGAGCGTCCTCCGGCGGGTCGGTCTGAGCGAACGCCGAATCGGCGCTCAGGGCCACGACCGCCGCGATCGCGACCGGAGCCGCGTAGCTCGCAACCGAGGAGACGCCGGCCGAAATGGTCGACGTGACGGCGGTCACCGTCGGAACGGCGGGGGCCGAGCCGAACAGGAGCGCCGGAACGATGGCGGCGGCGGCCAGGGTCGCACGAATCCGAACGCCGATCGCCGAGACACTGTTGAGGACGCCGTCAGTAACCACCCGACATCAGCCGCTAAGGCTTTCCGTCGAGCCCATCGGAACGGAAGGAACGCCACCAGGCGTAGCCGTACCAGAGGACGAAGTGGAAGACCCAGGCGACCGCGAAGGCTGCAAGGATCCACCGTGTGCACCAGAGAGTCGGGTCTGTCGGTTCTGGACCCATCTACGCCTCACTTGCCGGTAAAGGAGCAACGCCAAGACCGTGTAAGTCAGGACGATCAGGCACTCCGCCCAGAACGCCCCCAGGATGAGCGCGAGAATCGAGACGCCTATACAGCGCCTCGCGAACCTCATGGTGCCGGACAACATGGTCCGCATACCGATCGGTGATTTCTTCCCAGGCTCGTTCTGGTCCATAAAGCTCAAACAGGAAGCGGAGGACCTCGACCATCTGCGGGAAGACGTCCGACGGCTGCGCCGGCGGCTCCCCCGACTTGGCGAGGAACGACATCAGGCACCCAAGGCCCTGACGACCGACGGCCAGAACATCGTCCGGCAGTAGGTCGTCAATGTCCTGGGTCGGCTCGACACAGAACCGATCGGAGAAGGTGGAGCGGAGCTTCTCCCACAGGGGGTGGACTTCCTTGCGGTTCGTGTGCGAGCGATCGAGGGAGTCGCAGACGACCAACCACCGGGTGACGAGGTATTCCGCCAGGCCACGGAGCTTGGCGGACAGACTTTGAATCGTGGACGAACCGTGTTTCTTGAGAGCTGCGTTCCGGAGCTGGAATTCGACGCGCGTCAATTCGTCAGGTTCGACGCCGTTCCAGAGCTGGATTTTCATCATGTCCCGCTTCCCGGACATCTCCGGACGGGCCAGCTCCAGCAACTTGTCATAGAACCGGCAGGACAGGACGCCGCCCAGCCCCAGATGCAGGGTTGACCACTCCGCACCCTTCCCGTCGAGCTGGACCTCTTCCGCTTCGTCCTGGCTGACCTCGACCGCTCCCACCATCCCACGCTTCCGCACGCGGCGGGTGCGGCGGACGAACATTCCCCGCTCGAAGAGGTTCACGAACCGGGAGACCGGGATTCCCGGCATGTCCCCGAAAATGTCGACGCGGGAGACGGAGCAGCGCTTCACCACGGCCCCGAAGAACCGCCGGAGGAACGCTTCGAGATCCTCCCAGGCGCGGCCAGGATGGCCCCCGAACGACAACATGAACGTGGCGGCCACGCGGATCGTGAAATTCGCCCGGTGCCCTGCCCTGTCGAACGGTGCCGCCATGAAGTCGCAGCCCCGCCAGGTGAACCGATACGGGTAGAAGCCGCCTCGCCGGCCCCGGCCGACTGTCCCGCCGGTCCGATAGACCGTCACGGGGTCCTCGCCGTAGAACGCGGTCGTCTGTTGAACACCCCCCTCACGAAGACCGCGAGCGGTTTCAGAAAGCCAGCCGAACGCATTCAGACGAGCTACGCACTCGTCCGAGGGCGGCTCGTTCGGCCCATCGGCGAAGTCAGAAAAGACGGCCAGCTCCATCGTGTCGACCCCCGCGTACCCGGAGAGCATTGAAGGGCAATTGCCCGTCTCGGATGCGCGTCGACGATTTCGCAGCTGTACCGCGAACGTGAGCATCGGCAGGAACCCCGCAGATCCAGAACAGCTCGACCTTGAGCGCCTCAACTTCGAGGCGCTCGACCATGTCACCCAGCGCTGTTAGCGCCGCTTCGCGGTTGTCAGTGGTTGTTACCTGACTCCGGATATGGCTCATAAGCTCGCGGAGCCATTCGACCGTGGCCGCCCGGTTCCCCTGGTCCCAGGTCGCTACCGCACTCTGCAAGGACTCCCGAGAGTGGTCGTCCAACTGTCCGAGACGGACGAGCCACAGGACGGGGTGGAGCGGCTTGGGGCCGGTGTCGACCGTTATTAAACCCGCCGAATTGCTGACCATAGGTCACCAGGTGCAGAACTACGCCCGCCATCGCGGACGTCGAGAGGATGCCAACGACAAAGGCTGCACACAGCCCGATAAACGCTTGAAAGACGGAGATGTTGAGCATGGGAAGGGGCAAGCCACTGAGGAGGGAGAGGGACAGGCACCAGAGAAAGCGGCTCAGGGCTTGACCTCAAACCGGAGAGCCCTGCAGGAGCAGCTAAAACGCTTGCGGCTTCCGTCTTCGTCCAGGACGAAGGAGCCGCACTTCGAGCAGATTTGATGAGGGACCGGAGTTTGACGCGCGCCGATTTGCCCGACCGCCCAGCAGAGCGCCACAGACGCGATGAGGTTGGCAACCGCCATCAAGATATTGAGGCACTCGTGCAGAACATCGAGCATTTCCACGGCCCAAACCCCTCAGAAGGTGGGACGGCGGGCGCTCGCCAAAGACACCCGCCGCCCCGTCCCCATCCCTGCTACTGGCCGGCAGAGGCCGGCACTGGACGACGATCAGCCGGCGGAGCTGCGGAGCGCTCCTGGCGGGGATCAGGCCCCGGCGGCGGCGACTTCTCGCGGATCGCGCCGAGCTGGATTTTGTAGACCGCCTCGGGGCGGAAACGGCCCTCGAACTTGGCGACGGAGGGGATCAGCGAAACGTCGACCTCGTAAGTGCCGCCGGCCTGGAACTTGTTGAACTGATCCTGCGTCAGCTTCATCTGTTCCCAGGTGAAACCGAACCCGGTGAACGTGCCGTTATAATAGAACCGCTGATCGGCTCCCTCACCCTTCCCCGGGCGCTCCTGCTTTGAGATGCACATCAACTCCATGCGCTTCTGGATCATCCCTGTCAACTCCGTCTGTTAATCTAATAAGTAGCTCGTGAAGCCAATAAGAAGCGGGGTCCGGGGCTTCCTAACCTCGTATGCTTTCGCCGTCGGTAACGACTCCAGCCCCCGCCCTATTTACGCCGTCTTATAAACCGCATCCTGCGGTCGCGTCCCTGCAATTTCCCTGGCTTCATGCCAGGTCGAACCGGAGGGGGTGCCAGCCCCTCCGGTCCTTACCGACGGCGCACATGACGAAAGGCCATGCTCACGCACTGGCTCGAAAGCGCAACCGCCCCGTGCGTTTACTGTTGAGCTACTCCGCCCCACAGCATGGGCGGTGCGCACCAAAGCCACCAACGACGATTGACGCCGATCCGCAGAGCGGATAGGGGTAGGTCCGTTCATCGGCGACTCCCAAGGTCACACCGATGGACAAGGGGGCGTTGAGCGAGGTGCTAACTCGCTCCGCCCCCGTCTCTTACCCCAAAGAAAAAGCCTGCAACTTCATTACAGATACACAACGGTTGCCAATGTCCGTTATGTTAAGTCCAGATCCTGGAATTCCTGGGGATTTCCGGGAAAATACCGAAACGGGCCTCTGAGGGACATCCCAGGAGCGTCCGCGACCGGTTTCCGGCCAGCTTCATCCTCCAGGGCCTTCGCCAATGTCTCCAGAACGCCTCAACACACTGTCACACGAAGCCTGCTTCACCCTCGGAGCGATGTGCGTTCTGATCCCGTTGTGGCCGGCCCTGGAGACCGCCGTTGCGCAGCGGACGCGCGCAGAAGTGCGCGCATTCAACCCCGGGAAGACGCTCGATTCGGACACTGTGCGCGCAATGCTCTCGGGCCGGCGAGCCGCGCCGGGCCCCGAGCAGACCGCCGATCCTGTTGAGTAGTTGATCGGGGCTGCGGGACTGTCGAAACTCCCTGCACCGCTTGGCCATCCACACGAGAGTCTGCCAGTGTCGCCCGAAGGCCTCAACATGTTGATTCACCACGACGGCTTCGCCCTGGGAACGCTCGCCGTGATCCCGGTGACGCCCTTTGAGGTTATGGTCGGGCTAGCCCTGGCGTACTTCGCATTCCTGGCCTGGCGATGGTTCGGACAGGTCGGCCGCGAACATCGCGATTTCGAAACCGTGAGGGGAGTGCAGGAGCAGCTCCACGAACTCCGTGTCGAGGTCAAAGAGCTGCGGCGGGAAATCAACCGGCTCAAACCCCCTGAGACTCAGCAGCAACCTGTGGAGTAG